ATGAAATGGTTCGGGACGAAGGCGGCCGCATCGCAGGATGCGCGGCCGGTGTTGGCGCGTGCCTGGGGATCGGGGGCGGTGGCGCTGGGGGAGTGGCCGGCATCCTATGAGGCGCAGTTGCGCGCGGGGGTGATGGGCAATCCGGTGGCGCAGCGGGCGATGCGGCTGGTGTCCGAAGGCGCGGGGGCCTGTGCGATCAAGGTGCGCGGGGTGGCGGAGGATGCGGCCGTCCTGGCGCTGGTCGGGCGGGCGTCTGCGGGGCAGGGGCTGGTGGAGACTTTGGCCTGTCATCTGCTGCTGCATGGCAATGGCTATGTGCAGGTGATGGCGGGGGCGGATGGGCGGCCGGTTGAGCTGTTCGCGCTGCGGCCGGAGCGGGTCAGTGTCGAGGCGGATGCGCGGGGGTGGCCGGCGGCGTACCTGTATCGCGTGGGGGAGAGCGTGACGCGGCTGTCGCCGGAGGATGGCGCGGGGCGGACCAGTTTGCTGCATCTGAAGGCGCTGCATCCGCTGGACGATCATTATGGGCTGGGCTGTGTCGGCGCGGCGGCGGGGGCGGTGGCGATCCACAATGCGGCCAGCGTGTGGAACAAGGCGCTGCTGGACAATGCGGCGCGGCCATCGGGCGCGATGGTCTATGAGCCGGGTGACGGATCGGTGCTGAGCGCCGAGCAGTTCGAGCGGGTGAAGCGCGAGATGGAGGCGGCCTTTGCGGGGGCGGCCAATGCGGGGCGGCCGATGCTGCTGGAGGGGGGGCTTAGCTGGAAGGCGATGAGCCTGACCCCGGCGGAGATGGATTTCGTGGGGCTGAAGAGCGCGGCGGCGCGGGAGATTGCGCTGGCGTTCGGGGTGCCGCCGATGCTGATGGGGCTGCCGGGCGACAATAGCTACGCCAATTATCGCGAGGCGAACAAGGCGCTGTGGCGGCAGGCGATTTTGCCTTTGGTGGGGAAGATTTGCGCCGGGCTGTCGCAGGGGTTGCAGCCCTGGTGGCCGGGCGTGGCGATCGAGCCCGATCTGGATGCGGTGCCGGCGCTGGCGGATGAGCGCGCGGCGCTGTGGGAGCGGGTGGCGGCGGCGGACTTCCTGTCGGGGGACGAGAAGAGGGCGATGCTGGGATTATAAGGGGTTCGCGCAGAGGCGCAGAGGGCGCGGAGCAGCCAGGGAGAATGAGCCGCCTTTTGGGCGGCTTTTTCTTGCCTGCGATTTTCGCGCTTTTCAGTCCGGGGCGCGGGCGGGGAGGGAATCGAGGCGGCAGAAATGGCCGTCCCAATTCCATGTGCCGCCCTGCGTCAGGCAATCGCCGACGCGGAACAGGTGGAAATGCCAGGCGAGGGCGCCGATCGCGGCGAGGATAAGGACGATCAGGACTTTGCGGGGGGTGCGCTTCATGGCGTGCAGATAGGGGCAGAGCGGACGGAAGGGAAGGAGCGGGCGATGAAAGAGGAGATGCTGGCGCGGCTGGTGGCGCAGGCGGACGGGCAGGTGCTGGATATGGTGACGATCCGCGCGCTGATCGAGGAGGCGAGCGAGCTGGGCGCGGGGCGGGCGCTGGAGCGGCTGGGGCTGGCGGACCGGCGCGCGGAGGGCGATGTGCGGGAATTGCGCGAATTGCTGTCCGCCTGGCGCGACGCGAAGAAGGCGGCGCGTGGCGCGGTGATCGGCTGGATCGTGCGGATCGGCATGGCGCTGTTGCTGCTGGGGATTGCGGTGAAGGTCGGCCTTGTCGGGCTGGTGAAGGGATGAACGGAAAGGGGGCAATGTTGTTCGCGCAGAGGCGCAGAGGACGCTGAGATTGTGTTCGCGCGGAGGCGCGGGGACGCGGAGAAGATGAGGGAGAATGAGCCGCCTTTGGCGGCTTTTCTCTCTCTGCGTGCTCTGCGCCTCTGCGCGAACCATGTCGATTTGGAAGGGGTGAGGATGGACAGCGATCTGCGCTTTGCCGGTTATGCGGCGATTTTCGATCGGGTGGACCGGGGCGGGGATGTGGTGCGGGCGGGGGCTTTTGGCGCCGTGGACGCGGTGGGCGTGCCCTTGCTGTGGCAGCATGGGCCGGGTAGCGTCATCGGCGTGGTCGAGGCGGCGCGCGAAGATGCGCGCGGGCTGCGGGTGATCGGCCGGGTGTCGGGGCGCACGGCGGCCGGGCGGGAGGCTGCGGCGGCGCTGGCATCGCGCGCGGTCGACGGGCTGTCCTTCGGATATCGGGTGAAGGCGGCGCGGGGTGCGGGGCCGCGCGAATTGCTGGCGCTGGAACTGGTGGAGGTGAGCGTGGTGACGCATCCGATGCAGCCATTGGCGCGGGTGGTGGCGGTGGAGGGGGAACTTAAGTGCAAAGCTGTTCTGTCGCGATAGGTTCGCACATGATAGCGAGCGGATCGATCCCATGCATCTGCAGGAATCTGACAAAGATTTTCGTAGGAATTTACAGATCGACTCGCTGGTTTTTAGATTGTGGAGAAATGTCAATCATTGACAGTTAGACATGCACAACGCATCTGTGGGTAACCCAAGGAAGGAGAGAGAAGATGACATACCATGATCGTCGCCTCCTGGAGGGCCAAAAAGCCGAGTCGAAGAAGCGGATCAAGCTGAGTGGAAGTGTATTGGGAGGAGCATTCAGTCTCACTCTTTTTCCAAAATCTCCTCGGATTGTGACTGGCTCAATAGAAGGCGATTGGGAGGCTGTCGGTAACGACATTCGTAAGGCCATGAAATCTTACGACGCTTGAGACTAAGCTGCCTGCCAAAACCGAAGAAGAGGACGAGCGCCTGACTGTGGAGGCGCTCGAACCTCTTTTCAGGCCCGAGAAAAAAGAATTAGGTGTTCAAATCGTCGCAACGATGGTGCGACGTGTACATAGTGGGCCATTGCCTGCACCTGAAACCTATGCCCAATATGATGAGGTGCATCCGGGCGCCGCTGAGCGCATATTGCGTATGGCTGAAAAGGAACAGGACCATCGTCATCGTAGCGAGGGTCGGATTATTTTTCACGAATATGCGGTTCGCTATACTGCTCAGTTCGGAGCAATCCTGGCTCTGATTTTGTTATGTGCGTTAGTGGCGTATTGCGCATTTGTGGAGCAGCCCGTGACAGCGGCTCTTATAGGTGCCGTAGGGGCGATTGTGGTGGCTTTTCTGCGCTATACACAGCTCAAGGTTGAAGCTGAGCCTCCGGAAAAACTACCTGCATCGCAGAAGAAACCTGCTGCCAAACGAAAACGATAACGTTATCGCCTGATCCGGACAATTTGTCTGCACAATTGAGGCGACGAGCAGATGCAACATCTGTTCTCTGTATTTCATACCCCCAGCCATTGCAGCGCGCCCGGTAGCGGGTCGGCGCTATAGTCGAGTTGCAGGACGCGGCGGTGGCGGGGGTTGGTGGCGGCGTCGGAGGCGTGGAGGATCGGGGTGGCGTAGAGCCAGATGTCGCCGCGCCGGGCGAGGCAGGCATGGGTGCCGCAGGCGGTGGCGAGGGCGGCGACATCGCCTTCGGGAACGCGGCCGTGGCGGTGGGAGCCGGGGGCGATCAGCAGCGGGGCATTGTCTGCGTCGACCGGGTCGAGATGGAGGCGCAGGGTCAGCATCCGATCAAGCAAGGATTGCGGCGGGGCGACATGCTGGATGCCGGACTTGACCGTCCAGGGGCCGAAGCCCGGCGTGTCGATGCGCTGCTGCACGGCGATGGTGCGGTCCTGATGCCAGCCGAGCGACCAGTTGGTGGTTTCGCTCTTGTCGAAGAAGATCGCGCGGACGGGTTTGGCGGCTTCGCCCAGATGGGTGGCGGGGTGGCGGCCGATGGGGCCGTCCGGGCTGAGCATCGCTGCGAGAGCCGGTAGCGCGGCGAGGCGTTGGCCGGCGCGGTCGGTCGGGAGTGTCGCGAGGGTGGTTTCGATGGTGGCGAGCGCGGTTTCGGAAAGCGCGGTGGGGATATGGTGGGCGCCGTGGATGGCGAGGGTGAATTGAGCTTGCACTATTTCGCTGTCACTCGTGGATCGGGACCATGACGATTGGGGCCTTTGGTGCCGGGCAGAGCGGCAAGAATCAGCGTCAACAGGGTGAGGATGGCGGCAATCAGCTGGCCGTAGGTTCCTGCGGGAACACTCGTTGCGGTGATAAGCAGGCTGACGAGGAAAGACAGGACCGAAAGGAGGTTCCAGAGTTCGTTTCTGTCCTGATCGTTGATCCGCCGGGCGAAAAGGGCGAGTTGCGGCACTGAGAGGGTGATGAAGAGTAAGCTCGCCAAAATTGTTAGGGCGGTTGGTGGCAGGCTGAGGCTTGCAACCATTAATATCGTCACGCTGACAAGTTTCGCGATCATCCAATAAAGAAAGAATTCGGTACGGCGCGAGCGGCTTAGCCAATCCGTGCTGCCGGTTATTGCGCGTTTGAGAAGTTCGAATTCTTGCGCTGCCTGATCGGTCGCCATGGATAGCCTCTTGCCCTGAATATCAGGCATTTATGCGGAAAGTTGGAGGGAGGGCAAGGTCGCTTCCCCCTGTCCAACTTCGTCCAGGCAGCAAGCTGCCAAGACTTCGTATCCTCTCCCCTGAAGGGGCGAGGATTTTTGTTTTGTATGGGCGGTCCGGTTGGGCCGCCTTTTTTTGTGGAGACGGGCATGACGGATATGTTGGAGGCGAGCCTGGAGCTGGTGGCGCAGGGGGAGCGGATCGAGGGGCTGGCGGGAGAGGTCGCGGCGCTGAAGGGGGCTTTGCTGGCGCAGCAGCGGCCAGCGCTGGATGGCGTCAAAGGCGGCGCGGTGGACCCGGCGCGGGCGCAATTTGTGGAGCGCTATTTGCGGCAGGGGCTGGAAGCCGGGGTCGAACTGAAGAGCTTTTCGGGCGCCAGTGGCGCGGCGGGGGGCTATGCGGTGCCGCGCGAGATCGACCAGTTGATCGACGCGACGCTGAAAAGCGTGTCGCCGATCCGCGGGATCGCCAATGTCGTGCGGACCGGGACGGCGGGTTATCGCAAGCTGGTGACGTCGGGCGGGATCGTGTCGGGCTGGGCCAGCGAGACGGGCGCGCGGGCCGAGACGGGCACGCCGAGCTTCAACGAGATCGTGCCACCTTCGGGCGAATTGTTCGCCAATCCGGCGGCGTCGCAGGCGATGCTGGACGATGCGCAGTTCGATGTCGAAAGCTGGCTGGCGAGCGAGATCGCCCGCGAATTTGCGGCGGCGGAGGGGGCGGCCTTCGTCAATGGCAATGGGACCAGCAAGCCCAAGGGCTTCCTGACCTATACGACGACCAATGAGGCGGACAGCGTGCGCGCCTTCGGATCGCTGCAATATGTGGCGTCGGGGGCGGCGGGGGCCTTTGCCGCGTCCAATCCGCAGGACAGGCTCATCGATCTGGTGCAGAGCCTGCGCGCGCCCTACCGGCAGGGGGCGAGCTTCGTCATGAACTCGTCGACGCTGGCGGTGATCCGCAAGATGAAGACGAGCGACGGGGCCTTCCTGTGGCAGCCTTCGATGGCGGCGGGGCAGCCGGCGACTTTGCTGGGCTATCGCGTGGTCGAGGCCGAGGACATGCCCGATATCGCTGCGAACAGCCTGTCGATCGCCTTCGGCAATTTCCAGGCCGGCTATGTCATCGCCGAGCGCAGCGAGACGAGCATCCTGCGCGATCCGTTCAGCAACAAGCCGTTCGTGCATTTCTATGCGGTCAAGCGGATCGGCGGCGGCGTGGCCAATTCGGAGGCAATTAAATTGATGAAGTTTGCGGCTTCGTGAGGGGGTGAGGGGGCGTTGGTCCCCCTCATCCAACTTCGTCTGACCGGCTGCGCCGGTAAGACTGCGTATCCTTCTCCCCCATGGGGGAGAAGATTTGGGGGGAGGGCTTTTGGCTTCTTCCCCCTTTTTTGTTCGAGGGGGTGGGCGTGGCGATTTCGGGGATGGAGATGGCCGACCTGGTGCGGGAGGTCTGTTATGATGGCGGGGATGGGCCGTTGCTGCTGGGCGGGGCGGTGGCGGGTTATCGCGCTTTTGCCGATGTGCTGGGGGCGGGGACGCGCTTTCCCTATATGATCATGGGCGTGGGCGATCCGACCCAGTGGGAGGCGGGGACCGGCGAACTGGACGAGGCCGGGCGGCTGGTGCGGACGCCGGCGGCGTCTTCGGCCGGGGGCGCGGCGGTGGATTTTGCGCCGCTGGAGAAGAAGGTCGGGCTGGCGCTGCATGCCGGATGGGTGGCGGCGGTCGAGGCGCATGGCCATGGGATGGCGGCGATCGACGGGCTGGCGGCGGCGCTGGACGGCAAGCAGGGGGCGAGCGCCAATCTGGCGGCGCTGGCCGGGCAGGCGAGCGCGGCGGACCAGATGAGCTACTGGACCGGGGCGGGCGCGGCCGGGCTGACGGCGCTGAGCGCGCAGGGGCGCAGCCTGATCGGCGCGGGGAATGCGGCGGCGGCGCGGGCGGCGATCGGGCTGGGCGCCCTCGCGACGCAAAGCCCCGGCGCGGTGGCGATCAGCGGCGGGACGATCGGCGGGATCGTGGATCTGGCGGTGGCCGATGGCGGCACCGGGGCGTCGAGCGCCAGCGTGGCGCGGAGCAATCTGGGGCTGGCGATCGGCAGCGACGTGCAGGCCTATGACGCCGATCTGGAGGCGATCGCGGCGCTGGCGACGACCAGTTTCGGCCGGGCGCTGCTGACGCGGGCGGATGCGGCGGGCGTGCGCAGCTATATCGGCGCGGGAACGAGCAGCACGAGCGGCACCGTGACCAGCGTGGCGATGAGCGGCGGGACGACGGGGCTGAGCGTGTCGGGCGGGCCGGTGACGGGCAGCGGGACGCTGACGCTGGGCGGGACGCTGGCGCTGGCGAGCGGGGGCACCGGGGCGACCAGCGCCAGCGGCGCGCGCAGCGCGCTGGGGCTGGGGGACATGGCGGTGCAGGCGGCGTCGGCGGTGGCGATCAGCGGTGGGGCGGTGGCGGGGCTGACCAGCTTGCAGGTGAGCCATCCCTCCTCGACCGCCTTTTCCTATATCGACTCGCTTGCCGGCCAATATGCGCTGCTGCGCTGGCGCAGCGGCACGGCGGGGCGATGGGACATGGGCAAGACCAATGGCGCCGAGAGCGGGAGCAATGCCGGGTCGGACTTTGCGTTGCGGCGCTTTGCCGATGGCGGAACGGTGCTGGGCACGGCGCTGACCATCCGGCGGGATACGGGCGAGTTGCAGGTGGGCGGCGTGCTGGCGCCGGCGAGCGACAATAGTCTGGCGCTGGGCGGGGCCGCGCTGCGATGGTCGATCGTCTATGCCGGGAGCGGGACGATCAGCACGTCCGATGCGCGCGAGAAGCAGGAGATGGAGGCTGTCGATCCGGCGCTGATCGAGGCGTGGGGCGAGGTGCGCTGGGTGCGCTATCGCTTTCGCGCGGCGGTGGCGGAGAAGGGCGACGCGGCGCGATGGCATGTCGGGCTGGTGGCGCAGGCGGTGCGCGACGCGATCGATGCGCGGATGGGCGATGGCGCGGCGCTGCGCTGGGGCTTGCTCTGTCATGATGCGTGGGATGCGCAGGCCGAGGCGCGTGATGACGAGGGCGTTGTCGTGCGGCCGGCGCGGGAGGCGGGCGAGCGCTGGGGGCTGCGCTATGAAGAATGTCTGGCGCTGGAGGCGGCGTGGCAGCGGCGCGCGATCGCGGCGCTGGCGGATCGGGTGGCGGCGCTGGAGGCTGGCGATGCAGGGTGAGGCGCTGGGCGCGGGGGTGATCGGCGATCTGGCGGAGAGCGCGGATCGCTGGGCAGGGCCGTGGCGCGGCGGCATGCGGCCGGGGCAGGGCTGGCGCGTGCCGGGCGAGGCGCGGACGGCACGGGCCGAGGCGGAACGGGGGAGCAGGATAAGATGAGCCTATTGTTGAAAGATCCGGATGCTCGGATCGACCATGGCGTCGACTGGTCCGCCTATCTGGCCGGGCAGAGCCTGGTCGCGAGCGGATGGACGGTGGCGCCGGTCGAGACGGGCGGGCTGGTGGTCGAGGCGAGCGCGTTCGAGGCGCAGCGCAGCAGCGCAAGGCTGAACGGTGGGGTGATCGGCCATGTCTATCGGCTGACCAATCGCGTCACCCTGTCCGACGGGCAGGTGGATGAGCGGACGCTGACGATCCGGGTGGAGGAACGCTGATGCTGGTGGAACGGGAAAGCGGGGGGCTGGCGGCGTCGCTGGCGGAGCTGAAGGCCTATTTGCGGATCGAGACGGGGGCGGAGGATGCGGTGCTGGCCGGGCTGCTGCGCAGTGCGGCGGCGCTGTGCGAGCAATTTGTCGGCCAGTGGCTGGTGGCGCGCGAGGCGCGCGAGACGGTGGCGGGCGACGGGCGCTGGCAAAGACTGTCGGCGCGGCCGGTGCTGAGCATCGACAGCGTGACGGCGGCGGATGGCGCGGCCTTGGCGGTGGGGGCCTATGCGATCGATGTGGATGCGGCGGGCGACGGCTGGGTGCGGGCGATGCGGGCGGAGGAGCCGGGGGTGCTGGCGGTGCGCTATCGCGCAGGACTGGCGGGGGAGATGAATGGCCTGCCGGAGGCGTTGCGGCAGGGGATCGTGCGGCTGGCGGCGGACCATTATCTGGCGCGGGGGAATGAGAGTGCGGCGCCGCCGGCGGTGGTGAGCGCGCTGTGGCGGCCGTTCCGGCGGATGCGGTTGGCATGAGGGCGGCGCTGGTGCGGCTGATGGAGGCGCGGGCGGCGGCGCGTCGGGCGGCGATCGTCGCGGCTTTGCGGGACGAGGGTGTCGACGCGCTGGTCGAGGGTGAGGATATCGTGGCGGCCGGGCGGGGGCTGCGCGGGCGATGGCTGCGCGATCTGGCGCTGCGGGAAGCGGGGAGAGGGCGATGAGCGCGGAAGTGGCGGTGCGCGCGGCGGTGATCGCGGCGTTGCGGGCGGATGCGGCGCTGATGGCGCTGGTCAATGGCCTTTATGACGGGGAGCCGGTGCGGGCGGCGGCGCCTTGTGGCTTTGTGGGCGAATGTCTGGGGAGCGACTGGGGCGGCAAGGATGTCGAGGGACGCGAGTTGCGGCTGACGATCGGGCTGGTGGTGGCGGACGAGACGCCGGGGCGGCTGGCGGGGATGATCGCGCGGGTCGATCCGGCGATTGGCGCCGCGGGCACGGAGGCGGGCTGGCGGATCGTGAATGCGCGGTTGCTGCGCTCGCGGGTGGCGCGGAGCGGGGCGCAGGGTTGGCGTGGCGTGGTGGATTATCGGGTGCGGGCGGTGCGGGAGGGGGCGTAGCGCAGCCCCCCCTCTCAACTGCGGCTAGGCAGCAAGCTGCCAAGCCTTCGTATCTCTCCCCCTGAGAGGGGGAGAGAGGAAGAGGACGTTAGTTCGGGCGGCTGCTTTCTTCATATTCGCCGGTGATCTTGTCGACATATTCGGAGATCTGGTCGTCGGCGTCGCTGCTGGCGGCGGCGTCGGACATTTTGTCGGCCTTGTCCTGGGCGATGATGGCGTTGCGGAAGGCGGCTTCCTTGTCGGCGCAGGCGCTTTTGATCGCGGACTGGAAATCGCCGACGGACAATTTCTTTTCCAGCGCAGGTTGCGTCTGGGCGCTGAGGCATTTGGAAAATTCCTTGCGCCCGGTGCCCACGGCATCGGCGGAAGGCGCGGCGGCAAGCATCATCGCAAGCGAAGCGGCAACAATCATCGGGACCTCTCCATCAACCCCAGATTTCTATTGAGACCGGTCGCGCGGAAGGCGGCCGAGTCTCCTGTTTTTTCGCGATTTTCCGGGCCGTGGCAGGGTGCTTCGGACGTCGGTGTCGCTTGGCTGGAGAATGCGCCATGGGCGTCGAAAAAGGAAGTGCGTTTTTGCTGAAGGTGGGCGACGGCAACATGCCCGCAACATATGCGACGGTGGCCGGGATGCGCACCACCCAATTGTCCGTAAATGGCGAGGCGGTGAACATCACCAGCAAGGATTCGGGCGGCTGGCGCGAATTGCTGTCGGGCGCGGGGGTGCGATCGGTCAGCGTGTCGGCGGCGGGGCTGTTCACCGGATCGGCGGCCGAAGTGCGGGTGCGCAACCATGCGCTGGCCGGGACGATCGAGGCATATGAGCTGAGCTTCGAGAGTGGGGAGCGGATGCGCGGGCGCTTTCTGGTGACGCGGCTGGACTATGCCGGCGATTATAATGGCGAGCGCAATTATACGCTGAGCCTGGAAAGCAGCGGCGCGGTGGTGAGCGAATGAGCGGCGTGGCGGCGAACCCGGAGCGGGGCGAGGCGGCGCTGGAGATTGGCGGCGAGCATCTGCTGGTGCGGCCGAGTTTCGCGGCTTTGGTGGCGGCGGAGGCGGAATTGGGGCCGCTGTTCGCGCTGGTGGAGCGGGCGGCGGAGGGCAAGCTGTCGCTGGCGGAGCTGGTCGGGCTGTTCTGGCATTGTCTGGTCGATCGCGAGCGGATGACGCGCGAGGCGCTGGGCGAGGCGGTGCTGGCGGTGGGGCTGGCGCGGGTGACGCCGGTGCTGAGGGCGATCTTGCAGCAGATATTGGCGGGAAAATGATGACATTCCGGGCGGGCGCGGGGCGGCTGGCGGGGGTGGCCGGGTGGCTGCTGGGCTGGCGGCCGGACGAGTTCTGGCGCGCGACGCCGGTGGAACTGGCGGCGGTGCTGCGCGCGGCGCGGGGGGAGGAAGATGTGGGAGAGGTGGGCGTGGATGCGGCGGAGTTGCGGCGGTTGATGGGGGTGATGCCGGATTAGTGCGGGTCGTGCTCCTGCGAAAGCAGGAGCCCAGTGGAGAGGGCGGGACTGGGCTCCTGCTTTCGCAGGAACACATGCTCTGTGGGGTGCGGGAGGGCATATGGAAGACGAGATCGAAACGCTGGTGGTGCGGGTGCGGGCGGATACGCAGGGGTTGAGCCGGGATGTGGCGGCGATGCGGAGCGAGATGGAGGGGCCGCTGGCCGATGGCGCGGATCGGGCCGGGCGGCGGATCGAGCAGGGGCTGTTGCGGGCGGTAAGGACTGGCAAGCTGGGGTTCGATGATCTGCGCGCGGTGGCGCTGTCGGCGCTCAATGAGATTGCGGCGAGCGCGCTGCAATCGGCTGTGGGGGGCGGGAGCAGCAGTGGCGGCGGACTGGCGGGGCTGGCGACGGCCGCGCTGACGGCGCTGATGGGATCGCCGGGGCGGGCGACCGGCGGGCCGGTGACGGGCGGACGGGCCTATATGGTCGGTGAGCGCGGGCCGGAATTGTTCGTGCCGACGAGCAGCGGGCAGGTGGTGGCGGCTGGCGGCGGCGGCGGGCGCGACGTGCGGGTGAACATCGCGGTGAATGGCCGGGGTAGCGAGAGCGAAAGCCGGTTGCTGGCGCGCAGCGCGCGGCAGGTGGCGCGGGCGGTGCGGGGGGCATTGGCGCAATGACGATAGGCTATTGGCTGGCCGATACGCGGCGGGGGCAGGAGGCGGCGTTCGTGAAGCGCTTTGCGGCGACGCATTGGACGGTGAATTTCCCCCGGCCGATGATGGCGGGGGTGGTGACGACTGCGGCCGACGCCTTGCGCGTGGATGCGGTTTTTTACGGGTCGGGCGATCTGGCGGGGCTGATCTGGGAGGCGGAGGACAGATGGAGCCATCCCCTGCTGGCCTATGAGACGAAGCGGGATTTTCGGGATTGCAGCCTGTCCTTTCGGTGGCGCTCCAGCGGCCTGCGCAAGCTGGACGAGACGCATGGGCCGACGCTGACGATCGAGGGAAGGGATGCGAGCGGGGCGCCGCGCGCCTGGTATGTGCGCTTGTGGAATTATGCCAGCGGCGGGCCGGAAGAGGCTGTCATCACGCTGGATTTTGCGGCGATGGATGGCGGCTATCTGTTGCCCGATGAGGCGGACCCCGTGTGGGCGGGGGATGTGGACCGAATGTTCATATCCTTGGTGCCGCCTGATTATGATGCGGGGAATACGCCTTTTCCGGCGGCGGTCGAGGGCTGGGCGGAACTGAGCGACATTCGCTGCGACGGGGCGGGATCGGTGCTGGCGGTGGGCGATGTGATGCTGCCGGACCATGGGCTGTCGATGGCGACCGGTTATGATGATTGTTTCAACCAGACGCCCGCGCGGGTCGTGGCGGCGATCCATGCGCTGGGCTATCGCGGGGCGATCAACCATTATGTCGGCATGAGCCATTATTTCCGGCTGGAGCGGGCGGGCGGCGGCCTGTTCGTCAGTCTGGCGGGCGGGATGCTGAATGCCCCCTGCGCGGCCTGGCACCAGGATTTCGCGGCGCAGGCGAAGATGTGGGGTTTCGATCTCATCTGGTCGCTCTCCTATGAATTGTTCGACGCGCATTGCTGGAACGACTGGAAGCAAAGGGCGGAAAATGGCGACCCGGCGCTGACCGGATGGTCGCCGCCTTCGACTTTGCTGTCGCCGGCGCACAGCGGGGCGATGGCCTATTTGCAGGCGGTGGCGGGGGCCTTTATTTCCATCGGGTTGGAGGCGGGGCTGACGATCCGCTTTCAGGTGGGCGAACCCTGGTGGTGGGTGATGCCGGGGGATGGGCGCATCTGTATCTATGACGATGCGGCGCGGGTGGCGCTGGGCGGGGCGCCGGTGTCGATCGGGAGCCTGTGGGGCGAACTGGATAGCGACCAGTTCGATCTGCTGGATGCGGCGGGGGCATTGCTGGCGGCGTCGACGGCGGTCTTGTGCGCGCATGTGAAGGCGGTTGCGCCGGGAGCGGTGACGCATTTGCTGGTCTATCTGCCGACCATTCTCGATCCGCGCGCGCCGGAGGCCAAGCGGGCGAACATGCCGGTCGGTTGGGCCTCGCCCGCCTTCGATGTGCTGCAACTGGAAGATTATGACTGGGTGACGGAGGGGCGGCCGCATCTGACCGCGCGGGGCGTGGACCTGGCGACGGCGCGGCTGGGCTATCCGATCGGGGAACAGCATTATTTTTCGGGCTTCGTGCTGTTGCCGGAGCAGGCGGGACAGTGGCGAGCGATCGTCGCGGCGGCGCAGGCCTCGGTCGCGCGGGGGACGGCGGCGACCTTCATCTGGGCGATGCCGCAAGTGTGCCGCGATGGCTTTACCTGCTTTGCAATCGATGGGGAGGATGATGTGCAAGCCTTTGACGATGTGATCTTTCCCATGGCCATCGGGCGGGAGGCGAGCATCAGTCCGGCCTTTTCGACGCAGATCGTGGAGAGCCCGGCCGGGCATGAGCGGCGGTCGAGTGACTGGGCCGATGCCAGGCTGTCCTATGATGCCGGGCCGGGGGTGAGGAGCGAGGCGGATATCGCCACGCTGATCGCTTTCTTCCGGGCGCGGCGCGGCGCGGCGCGGGGGTTCCGCTTCAGCGATCCCTATGATGATCGCAGCGGGGCGCCGGGCGTTGCGCCGGGGCCGCTGGACCAGCGACTGGGCATCGGCGACGGGGTGGCGGCCGAGTTTCCGCTGATGCGATACTATGGCGCGGGGGCGGAGGCGCAGGCGCGCACCATCACGCGGCCGGTGGCGGGCAGCATCCGCGTGGCGGCCGATGGCGTCGAGATGGTCGGCGGATGGAGCCATGCGGGGCTGGGCGTGATCGCGTTTGACGAGGCACCGGCCGATGGCGTGGTGCTGACTGCTGGCTATCGTTTCGATGTGCCGGTGCGCTTTGCCGAGGACCGGCTGGAGATCAACCGGGCGACCTTTGCCGCCGGGGAGGCGGTGTCGGTGCCATTGGTGGAGATACGCGAATGAGCGGGGGGCTGGACGGGGCGCTGACGACGCTGGCCTTTTGCTGGCGGATCGAGCGGCGGGACGGGGTGACGATCGGGCTGACCAGCCATGATCGCGATCTGGACATTGGCGGGCTGCTCTATCGCGCGGCGCCGGGGATGACGCCCTCTGCGGTGCGATCGGGCATCGGGCTGGAGGGCGAAGATAGCGATGTCGCGGGGGCGCTGACCAGCGATGCGATCAGCGAGGCGGATTTGATGGCGGGACGTTGGGATGGCGCGGCGCTGGAGTTGCGGCTGACGCAATGGGAGGCTTTGGGGGAGGCGCCGGGCGTGCTGTGGCTGCTGCTGGCGCGGGGCGAAATGGGGGCGGTGTCGCGCAAGGGGGCGGCTTTCACGGCCGAACTGATCGGCGCGGCGGCGGTGCTGGGTGGGCCGGTGGCGCCGAGTACCTCGCCCGATTGCCGGGCGCGGCTGGGCGACCGGGCGTGCCGGGTCGACATGGCGGGGCGGCGGCGGATCGTGGCGGTTGCGGCGGTGGACGGGGCGCAGGTGGCGGCGGATGGGCTGGAGGCGGGGGACTATGCCTTTGGCACGTTGCGCTGGCTGGGCGGGGCCAATGTCGGGCTGGTGCAGGCGGTGGCGGATAATGGGGCGGAGGGTGTGACTTTGGTCGATCCGCCGGCCTTTGCGGTGGCGGCGGGAACTTTGGCGCTGCTGACGCAGGGGTGCGACCGGCAATTGGCGACCTGTGCGCGGCGGTTCGGCAATGCGGTGAATTTCCGGGGCGAGCCTTATCTGCCGGGGATGGATTTGCTGACTCGCTATCCCGGCGCATGAGCGCAGCGGTCGAGCGGGCGCGGGCGCTGATCGGGGTGCCGTTTCGTTTGCATGGGCGTGGTCGGGAGGGGCTGGATTGCGTGGGGTTGGCGGCGCTGGCCCTGGGGCGGGAAGCGCCGGGCGATTACGGGCTGCGCAGCGGCGATGTGGCGCGGGCCGAGGGCTGGTTGCGGGCGGCGGGTTTGCGGGCGGTGGCGGAAGGGACGCCGGGCGATCTGGCGCTGGCAAGGCCGGGGCCTTTGCAACTGCATCTGATGATCGGGACGGGGGCGGGCTTCGTCCATGCCCATGCCGGACTGGGGCGGGTGGTGGAGATGCCAGGGGTGTCGCCTTGGCCGATTCTTGGATGGTGGACCTTGATGTAGGTGTGCTCCTGCGAAGGCAGGAGCCCAGTCCCACGGTCTGAACTGGGCTCCTGCCTTCGCAGGAGCACGTTGTGCTTTTGGGGAGAATGTTATGGCGACGGTGGTGCTGACGGCGGTGGGGACCGTGCTGGGCGGGCCGATCGGCGCGGCGATCGGGGCGGTGATCGGCAATGTCATCGATAATCAGATATTGTTCAAGCCGAAGGGGCGGGAGGGATCGCGCCTGTCCGACTTGCAGGTGCAGACATCCAGTTACGGGACGCAGGTGCCGAAGATTTTCGGAACGATGCGGGTCGCCGGGACGGTGATCTGGGCGACGGACCTGAAGGAGGTGAAGAGCAAGAGTGGCGGTGGCAAGGGGCGGGCGAGCGTCACGACCTATAGCTATTCGGCGAGTTTCGCGGTGGCGCTGTCGGCGCGGGCGATCCGGTCGATCGGGCGGATATGGGCGGACGGCAATCTGCTGCGCGGATCGGCGGGGGACTTCAAGAGTGAAGTGTCGGCATTCCGCGTGCATCCGGGCGGCGAGGATCAGGTGGTCGATCCGTTGATCGCTTCGGCGGAAGGGCTGGCGCTGACGCCGGGGCACCGGGGGATCGCCTATGTCGTCTTCGAGGATCTGGCGCTGGCTGACTATGGCAATCGGATTCCGTCGCTGACCTTCGAGGTGGAGGCGGACGACGGGGCGGTTTCGATCGAGGCCGTTGCGGCGGAATTGAGCGACGGGGCGCTGGGCGGGGCCGGGCTGGCGGCGTTGGATGGCTTTGCGGCGGGCGGGGCCGATATCGGGGCGGCGATCGGTCCGCTGGTCGAGGCGCAGGGGCTGGCGCTGGCGGCGGGCGAGGCGGGATTGCAGTTGCGGGCGGCAGGCGCGGCCGAAGGAGCGATCGGCGCGGACAGGCTGGCGCGGCGGATCAACGGGCAGGCGATCGATCCGGTCGAGCGATCGGGCGGGGCGGCCGATGGCGTGCCGGTGGCGCTGAGCCTGCGCCATTATGATGCGGCGCGGGACTATCAGGCGGGCGTGCAGCGGGTGGTGCGGCCGGGGGCGGGGCGGCAGGAGCAGGGGATGGAACTGCCGGTCGTGATGGGCGCGGACGATGCGCGGGCGCTGGCGGCGGTGCGACTGGGGGCGGCATGGACCGGGCGGGCGACGATGACGCTGCGCTGTGACTGGAGCGCGCTGACGCTGGCGCCCGGCATGGTGGTGACGGTTGCGGATGTGCCGGGCTTGTGGCGGATCGAGGAGCGGGAATGGGAGGCGATGGCGGTGCGGCTGTCGCTGCGGCGGGTGCCGGGGGCGGGCGGTGCGATGCCGACGGGGGCGTCTTCGGGCGCGATCGTGCGGCAGGTGGATGCGCCGCATGGGGCAACGACGCTGATGCTGGCGGATTTGCCGTCGCTGCGGGATGGGGCGGCGAGTGCGCCCCTGCTGGTGGCGGCGGCGAGTGGCGGGGCGGGTTGGCGCAGTGCGGCGCTGTTCGTGATGAGCGACAGCGGCGAGGCCAGTGCGATCGGGCGGAGTGCCGGGCGGGCGGTGATGGGGGTGGCGGATGCGGCGCTGCCGGACGGTAGCCGGGTGCTGGTGGATCGGGAACAGGCGCTGCTGGTGACGTTGCTGGCGGAAGATATTGACTTGAGCGGCGCGGACGAGGCGGCTTTGGCGCAGGGGCGGAACCTGTGTCTGCTGGGTGAGGAATTGCTCCAGTATGAGGCGGCGGAGCGGATCGGGCCGGCAAGCTGGCGGCTTAGCGGGCTGCGGCGGGGGCTGCGCGGGAGCGAATGGGCGATGGATGCGCATGGCGTGGGCGATCGCTTCCTGCTGATCGAGGAGGACCGGCTGGTCGAGCCGCTGACGGCGATGGGCGCGAGCGGGGAAGTGGGGGCGAGCCTGCGTCTGGCGGCGATCGGGCTGGGCGATGTCGAGCCGGTGGAGGATGCGCTGGCGATCCGGGGTGAGGCGCTGGTTCCGCCGGCACCGGTGCATCTGACGGTGCGGGGTGAGGACGGTGGCCGGGTGGTCGGCTGGGTCAGGCGCAGCCGGGCGGGGTGGCGCTGGAGCAATGGCGGCGACGTGCCGCTGGGCGAGGAAAGCGAGCGCTATCGGCTGCGGGTGCTGGATGGCGAGCGGGTGGTGCGGAGCGTGGAGACGGGCGCGCCGGGCTGGACCTATGAGGCGGCGATGATCGCGGCGGATGGCGCGGCGGGTGCGGACTGGGCGGTCGAGGTGGCGCAGATCGGCACGCTGGCCATGGGGCGGGCGGCGCGGATCGCTCTTCATCTGTGAAAATCTGAAAAGGGACTATGATCATGGATATGACGCCGCGATGGGCGCTGCCTTTGCTGTTTGCCGGGCAGGCGCAGAAGGAAGTCTTTCACAACGAGGCGCTGACTTTGGTCGATGCGCTGCTGCATGGGCGGGCGGAGAGCGCGGATGTGGCGAGCCCGCCGGGCGCGCCGGAAATCGGACAATGCTGGATCGTGGCGGCGGGGGCCAGCGGGGCATGGGCCGGGCAGGCGGGGGCGATCGCCTGCTGGAGCGAGGGTGGATGGCGGTTCGTGACGGCGCGCGCGGGCATGGCGATGGATGTCGCCGACCGGGGGCACCGGCTTTTTCATGACGGGACGGACTGGCGCGACGGTGCGGTGCGAAGTGATGGCCTGTATGTGGACGATCAGCGTGTGATTGCCGCCCGTCAGGCAGCGATCCCGGCTCCGGGGGGAGGGAGCGTTATCGATGTCGAGGCGCGAACAACATTGGCGGCCATTCTGTCAGCCCTGCGCGCACATGGGCTGATTGTAGCCTAA